ATTAAATACAAATTTCAGTAGTTGAATAAAAATTAAAATTAATATATAATAGGAGACAATTATGGCACATTTCGCAAAACTAGGAGCTAACAGTAAAGTTATTCAAGTATTAACTTTGAATAATGATGATATGTTAAACGCTGATGGTGTTGAAGATGAAACAGTAGGACAACAATATTTAGAACAACACAACAATTGGCCTGCACAAATGTGGATTCAAACATCCTACAATACATTTAATAATCAACACAAAAACAATGGAACTCCATTTAGAGGAAACTATGCAGGTATTGGTTATACTTGGGATGAAGACAATGAAATTTTTTGGCCTAAAAAACCATTTGCTTCATGGGTTAAATTAATTTCAGAAGCAAGATGGCAATCTCCAATTGGAGATGCTCCAGCATTAACTGAAGAACAACAAAATCAAAATACAGCTGGAACTCATTTATGGAGCTATGATTGGAATGAAGATGCATATCAAGCTGATAATACAACTGGTTGGAGTTTGACAAATAGATTAGCTTAATATATATCTGGTGGTGGTATGGACAAGAAAGTATTAACAGAACAAGCATTATATTTTGGTGATATAACAATGCCTAAAGATTGGGACATTGATAGAGATAAATTATCAGGAGACATTTTACAATCAACATTTACAAATTCAGAATTTCCATTTTCAAGAACTTGGGATATGTTAAATACATATATGAGAGATCACATCGGTCTTGAATATGGTATTAAATTAATTAATAAATCAACGTGGGGAAATATCTATAAACCTGCGGAAACAACAATTCCTTTATTACAAGTTGATCCAGTGGATCTACGAAATTCTCCAGACTTTACAATGCTTTATGGCGTTAAGGTTAAAGATTGTTTTGTTCGAATACATTATGAAGACAACAGACGTAAAGGAAGAAGTTGGGATATAGAATTAAAAGATAATATGTTTATTATGTTTCCATCAACAAATATGTATTACATAAAAAACAAACAGAAAGATTCATTGAATTTTATACAGACAATAACTTATGAATATATCTAATTACTATTGGTATTTTACATCTGCAATACCTCCTAAAATTTGTGATGATATAATTAAATACGGATTATCTAAATCTGAATCTATGGCTAGAACTGGTGGTTATGGAGATAGAAAATTAACTTATGATGAAATTAAAGATATGAAAAAGAAAAGAAATTCTGATTTAGTTTGGTTAGATGATACTTGGATATATAAAGAATTACATCCATATATACATCAAGCAAATAAAGCTGCTGGTTGGAATTTTGATTGGGATAGAAGTGAGTCTTGTCAATTTACAAAATATAAATTAAACCAGTACTATGATTGGCATTGCGACGGGTGGGATAAACCATATGAAAAGCAAGGTCCTGAACATGGTAAAGTTAGAAAACTATCTATGACTTGTCAATTAACAGATGGATCAGAATATGAAGGTGGTGAATTAGAATTTGATTTTAGAAACTATGACCCTCACATGAGAGAAGAAGTCAAACATTTAAAACAAGCAAAAGAAATATTACCGAAGGGATCTATTATTGTATTTCCTTCATTTGTATGGCATAGAGTAAAACCTGTAACCAAAGGAGTGAGGTATTCATTGGTAATGTGGAACCTTGGATATCCATTTAAGTGAATAAAAAATTTTATTTTTTAGCTGGTTATTCTAGATCAGGAAATACATTGTTATCCTCTATTTTAAATCAAAATAAAAATATAGTAGCAACAGCAAATAGTCCACTAGTTCAAATAGCTTATAGTATTAATGAAATGTATAATTCAATATGGATAAAAAATTTTCCAGAAAAGAAAGGTGTTGATAATTTATTAAAAAAATTGTTTACAAATTATTATGAACATTTAAATGCTGAAGTTATTTTTGATAGAGCAGGTTGGGGAACTCCTTTAAATTTAACCTTACTAACAAATAAAATTATAGAAAAACCAAAATTTTTATTACTGGTAAGACCTTTAATAGAAGTTTTAGCTTCTCTTGTAAAAATACATAGACCAAAAAATGTTTATGATTTTGTATATTTAGAAGCCATGCATCCTGAAAAAGGTAAAGTATATTGGGATTGGTTATCTACTAAAACAATTATTACACAATATAAAAAAGATTATTTATTAATTAAATATGATGATTTAATTAAAGAACCAAAAAATAAAATAAAAGAAATATATGATTTTTTTGAATTAAAACCATTTAAACATTCATTTTCTAATTTAAAACAACTTTCTATTAATAACGTTATATATGATGATTCTGTTTTTAACTCTAACTCTTTACATTTAGTTAAAAAAAATATAAATAAACAGGAGTATGCAGTGGAAGATTATCTACCAGAAAGTATAATTAAAGAATATAAAGAATGGGATTATTTTTAATATGATAATTAATGAATATTTTAAGACACCTATATGGATTGAACAAAAACCGGAGTTTGTAAAATCTCTAAATAAAGCTTCTAATCAATATATAAAAGATGCTAAAAAAAGAGAAAAAAATTACATCAAAGAATATGGTGACTTTGGAAGAAGTTATCATTCAACACCTTTAGCTCAAGATAATAAATTTTTAGATTTTAGAAATTATATAGGTCAAAAGTCTTGGGAGTTTTTAGACTGGCAAGGTTTTGATATGCAGCAATATACTACAATGTTTAGTGAGTTATGGGTACAAGAGTTTGCTAAAAAAGGTGGAGGACATCATAATGCACATATACATTGGAATCAACATGTATCTGGTTTTTATTTTTTAAAATCAAGTGATAAAACTTCTTTTCCAATATTTCATGAACCACGTACTGGTGCACGTGCTACAAAATTAAAATTAAAAAATGGTAATGGTATATTTCATGGAACTGAATTAATTCATTTTAAAGTAACACCTGGAACTTTAATTATATTTCCAGGTTACTTAGAACATGAGTTTGCAGTAGATCATGGTGTAGAACCATTTAGATTTATACATTGGAACATACAAGCTGTACCGAAAGAGATGGCTAGAGATGTCATTTAAGAAAAATAAATATACAGTTATAAGACAAGCAATATCAAAAGATTTAGCTACATTTGTTGCAAACTATTTTTGTATGCAGAAACAAGTTTATGATACTTGTAGAGAGAGTAGATATTTTTCACCATTTGAAAATATTATTGGATACTATGAAGAACCAGATGGTCAAATACCAAACACATATTCTCAATATGCTAATATTGCAATGGAAACTTTATTACTTAAATGTCTTCCTAAAATGGAAGAAGTAACTAAATTAAAATTATATCCTGCTTATACTTATGCTAGAATATATAAAAAAGGTGATGAATTAAAAAGACATAAAGATAGATTTAGTTGTGAGATATCAACTACTATGAATCTAGGTGGTGATGATTGGCCAATATATTTAGAGCCATCTGGTAAAGAAGGTATGAAAGGTATTAAAGTAGATTTAAAGCCAGGAGATATGTTAGTATACTCCGGTTGTGAATTAGAACATTGGAGAAATAAATTTAAAGGTAAAGAATGTGTTCAAGTTTTTTTGCACTATAACAATAAAAAGACTCCTGGATCCAAAGAAAATATGTTTGACAAAAGACCACATTTAGGTCTTCCATCTTGGTTTAAAAGGTAGTATATTATAATGGAGGCAGGGCACCACCACATACCCCCTGTCTCCTTTATAATATATTATGCTACAAAAACTTAATTTTAAACCTGGTTTTAACAAAATGGTCACAGATTCAGGAGCTGAATCTCAATGGGTAGATGGCGATTTTGTTAGATTTAGATATGGACTACCTGAAAAAATAGGTGGATGGTCACAACTTACTAACTCCAATAACACTTTACCTGGAGCAGCACGTGCTCAACATGCTTTCACATCTATTGCTGGTGAAAAATACGTAGCAATAGGAACTTCACAAGGTTTATTTTTATATTATGAAGGTGAGTTTTTTGACATTAGTCCTTTAGATAATGATGTTATTACTGGAGCTACCTTTGATGCAACATCCGGATCTCCAACGGTTACCGTAAATAAAACATCACATGGTTTATTAGATGGAAGATATGTAACATTTTCATCTGTTACGGTTCCAACAGGATCTGGTTATGCAACAACAGATTTTACAGAAAATACTTTTGAAGTAAGAAATAAAACTGCAAATACATTTGAAATTATTATGCCATCTAACTCAGCTGGAACCACATCTGGTACCGGTTCAGCACAAATAGATCCATATGAAGTAGTAGGTCCTACTTTTCAAACCGCAGGTTTAGGTTGGGGTACAGATACCTGGAGCTCGAGTACATGGGGTACTGCAAGTGCAACTAGTAACGTGGTTCTGGATCCAGGTTTATGGTCTTTAGATAATTTTGGTCAAATACTTGTTGCAACTATTCATAATGGTAAAACATTTACATGGAACGCAGGTGCAGCAACTCCTAGAGCAAACAGAGCAGTTGTTATGTCTGGTGCTCCTACTAAAACAAGACTGACTCAAGTATCAGATAGAGATAGACATGTATTTCATTTTGGAACAGAAACAACTATTGGAGACTCTACTACTCAAGATCCAATGTTTATAAGATT